CTTAACTGAAGATGACTTTAATCATAACTATTTTATAAATCGTGAAATGCGGAGAAAAAGATAATGGAGTTCATGAAGATTTACAGCGAGGCGGGTATGATAGGTGTCGTAGGGGCTTTGCTAGTGTTTATGGTATTCTCTATGAACAAAAGAGGGTCTGCTCAGGAAGAAAGTTTGCAAAACCTAAAAACAGAAAATAGAGGTCAGAGTGAAACACTTGAGAACATGGAGGGTATGGTTATTAAGCTTATTAACCGCTGGAATCAGAGTGACGACAAGCTGGACAGAAAGTTTGATTCGATTACAAAGGAAATTAATGACCTTGATAATCAGGTATCGGAAATAAAAGGCATTATTAGTAGATTAAATGGAAAACATTAGGAGTTACTATGCCAAAAAAGAAAGATTCGAGATTAACTAGAGCTGGAGTTTCGGCTTATAATAAACCTAAGCGTACTCCCGGACATCCTAAAAAATCACACGTAGTGGTAGCTAAAGTTGGAAGTAAAATTAAAACAATACGTTTTGGACAACAAGGCGTAAAGACAGCAGGTAAGCCTAAGGCAGGTGAATCAGCTAAACAAAAAGCAAGACGTAAATCTTTTAAAGCACGTCATGGTAAAAACATTGCTAAAGGTAAAATGTCAGCTGCTTATTGGGCAGATAAAGTTAAATGGTAGGAGTATAGTATGAATAAGAAAGTAAAAGCACCAGCTGGATTTCATTGGATGAAAGCTGGAAGAGGATTTAAATTAATGAAAAATCCTAGCGGTGGTTATAAGTCACATAAAGGAGCTAGCCTAACAGCACCATTTAAAGTGCAAATGAAACATAAGAAAAAATAAATATGAGTTTATATAAAAATATTAACAAACGTAAAAAGTCAGGTACAAGTAGAAGTAAAAAAAAATCTACTATAAGTAAAAAAGCGTATGACAATATGAAAAAAGGTTTTCCTAAGAAAAAGAAAAAAAAGAAACCAGTAAAACGAAAAAAGAAGTGAAGTTGAATACAAATATTTCCGTAGAAAATGTAATAACAGTTATTGTTTTAGTGTTTAGTATGACTCTTGCTTTTGGTTTTATGAAATACGATATAGATGCTATTAAAAAACAAATGGATTTAAAAGCTGATGAAAATTTAATTAATTACAAATTAGATGTAATAATGCAAGATATTACAGAAATAAAACAAACTCTAAAGGAGAGCAAATAATATGGACTTTATGAACGATTGGTTAAGTTGGTCTAATCTATTTTATATGGTTGGACTAGGTATTGCAGGTTACGCAACTACTGTAACTGCTAAAAATAGAAATTTTGTAGTACAAATAGGTGAGTTAGTCAAAGCATTGGAAGATGGCATGAAAGATAAAAAACTAACTAAAGCAGAAAAAGACAAAATAATGAAAGAAGCTCTTGATGTTGCAAAAGCTATGATTCAAAGTAGATGGAAGCTTTGGTAAATGCCTAAATCCTATTTTAGTATAAATAATTTTGGGTTAGGTATAAACAATGTTAAAAACCCTAGAGATTTAAAAAATGGTGAATCAGCAAATCTTGAAAATTTTAATGTATCTAAAAATGGAGAATTAATTCCTAGGGGTGCATTTAATAGTAATACTGATGGCACTGGTGTTGAGATTATTAATAATGGTCAGGAAGTAGATAATTTAACAACTAGTATTACTGCAGGTCATGGTCTTTTTTATTTTGAATCAGATAATCCAGTAGGAGTTAGGGGAACTGCAATTAATGCTAATGGGGCGACAGGAACAATAGCAGATGACCCTGATGGTAATGCTAAATACACTGTTTGTTTTTTTGACGATAATTTAATATTTGTAAATCACGATAATTTTTGGAGGGATAAAGCTGGATTTTATACTAGTAGTGATAATATTACTACAGATGTATTGCCTTTTAAGATTGTAATATCTGGAGCAGAAGAGTCTTCTAATAATGGTACTTTTACTGTTATAGCTATATTAAGTCTTGTTAATGGTGCTCAAATTTCCGTTGAAAGCTCTAATAGTCACACTATGAGTAGTTCTAAAGTTTCAAGTGTTTTAAAGTTAGCTGAAAGCACATTAACTTCTGAAAATGTAGCAGATGGTAGGTCAATTAGTTTTAAAGCGGCTGGATTTGTTGGAGATTTTGCTTTAGCTATGGGAAGAAACACGGCTGGTACAAATGCTGTAGATGTTTTTTTTGAAAGTGATGGAGCTTGGACTAGTGGTGCTATTACACCTAGACCATCTCAACCCGGAATAAGTGAAGGTGATTCAGAATTTGTTTTTCATTATGCTGAAAATGTTCTTAGAGTCGCTGATGGGTTTTTTAAAGAAGACAGTACTCCTAAGTGGTACGGCTTTATAGAAAGAAATCACTTGGCTTTAGGGTTGGGTACTTCAACCCCTAGTTATTCTTATCAAATTTATCCAGCATTTTATGAAGAAGATAATAATTTATTTACTCCAACAAGTGCTAATTACACAGCTGAAGGGAGCGTAGATGGTAGTGCAGAATTTCCATCTAGTGGTGCAGGGTGGGGTTTATCAGTTCACGAGTCTTCTGAAAATGGTGATTGGATGTCTGGAACATATAAGTTCGCTTGTTCATTTATTTACGATGGGAATCAAGAATCTTTATTAAAAGAATTTGATGCTACTCAAGTTATTTCAAATGATGGTAAGTCTATTTTAGTAAATGTTTATGCTAAAGATGACGGAACAAACCATTATGCGAACAGAATAACTGGCGGTAGAATATATATAAAAGAGTCAGATTCCAACGAAGCTACAAATGTAGGAGAACCTTATTCGTTATTAGCTGATATAGATATATTAATTGGAGTTAGAACTAGTTTAGATTCTGATTATGAAGCGTGGTCTGCAGATGGTGCTGGTGAATATAGGGTTACAAAAGATTCCGTAGAAGCTAATAGAGGTAACGCTCATTGGAGATTAAAATTAAAGTCTCCAAATATAGATACTTATGAAACAATAAATGGATACAGTTCTACATTAAAACAAATATCTTTCGGTCAATTAGGTTCTGGTTATAAGACATCTTTAGTTGCTGGAAGAAGGACATTCGTTGCTAACGTATTGTATGATGAAGATAATTCATCGGGTTCGATTGGAAATTCTGATTTTAAGCATTATGGAGATAGAATTATGTATAGTGAAATAGGAAAATTTGACACTTTTCCTTCTCATAATTTTATAGATGTAGTTTTAGGTGACGGAGAGGATTATGTAAAGTTAGCTTATTTTGCAGATAGAATCTTAGCATATAAGCAAAGGACTTTACAAATAATAAATATAGCATCACCGTCTCCATCTAATTGGTTTTTAGAAAAAACTGTTCCTTATGTTGGTGTAAAATACCCTTATTCCGTATGTGAATGTGAACTTGGAGTTATTTGGGCAAATAGAAATGGAGCATATTTATTTGACGGTAATTCAGTTAGTGAAATAACAGAAGGTAAATTAGCTGATAAAGGTAATACAGTTTATTCTTCAAGTGGTTGGAACGCTTTTTCAAGTTCCGGAGTTCATACAATATCCGTTGGTTATATACCAGAATCAAAACAAGCAATATTTATAGATAGAGTTGCTGTTGCTAATCATGCATTTTATTATGATTTCAGATATAGGTCTTGGTATTATGGGAAGTATGCAGCTCCAAATTCATCTGACAGTTTTAGTCCTTCAATGTCAAATTTTATAAATAATAGTGAGGGAACACTAATAACTGCTTACGATACTCAAACTACTAATTTAGGAGATGCTGGAACAGGTAAGATTGTATTCACTGAGTATAGTTCTGCAGAAAATTCTCATGCTCACTATGTTTTGCAAACAGCAGATTATGATTTTGGTCAACCGGGATTATCTAAAAAAGTATATGCTATATATATGCATTATAGACATAGTAATACTAACGCTATAGATGATTCAAAAATAGAATATATGCTAGATAATAATGGAACATGGACTGTCTTTAGTGGGAGTACTAACGCTATAGTTCAAACTCATGCAACTTCTAATAATTATAAGGTAGTAAAATTACCTTTAAGTAGTAGTCCAGTTACTTGTCAAAGTCTTGCTTTTAAATTTAATTTAACTTCTTTAACAGCGGCTACTAAATTTGCTATAAATGATTTTGTTGTTGAATATAGGGTGTTAGCAAAAAGAGCTACTTAATGGCTATTAATAACGATATAGATAGAGAATTAAGAAGATTAAAAAACTCTTCTCAACCGAGTATTAATGTTGATGGATTTTCTAATAAAAATATTTCTGAAGGAGATTTAAAATTTACTAAAGATAAAACAAATTTAGTTTTAAATAAAAAACACAAAGGTCTTCTTTGGCAATCAAAATTTTACAAAGACGGCAATCAAGTTGTAGATAAAAACCTTACAGTAAAAGGAAATTTAAATGTAAAAGGTAGCTTATTAGGTAATTCTTATAAGATTATAGCACATAATATGCAAGACGATATTGGAACTGCCCCTGTTTATTTACCTTGGTTTGGTGTATTAGAAAGTACAGACCTTACAAGTCAATCAGCCTCTTTTTTAGTACCATATCAAATGACGTTAGAAAAAATAATGTTTAGACCAACAGCAATATCAGCAGGTCAAGAAGGTCACGATTTAAGAGTAAAATTAATGAAGATGGATGACGGAGACACTACTGTAGACACAGTTGCTACCGCTAATTATACGAGTGCTTTAGCTTCTGGAACTT